GTCACCGTGCTGGGCGCAAGGGCGTCAATGGCCCGCATGGTCTGGCGGACGGTGAAGTAGTCGGCGAAAGGGCTGGCCATGGCGATCATGTCTCCAATCGTATCGTTCTGTCCGTGCAAATCAAACCGTCGGCACCTTCAATCCTCCCAGCTTGCCCCGGCCAGCCGACCCTCCGTAGGATCGACTGGCGGGGGAAGTTTCAACGGAGAGGGCTCCGTTAAACATCTGTACACTACGGGGAAAAGAGGTGCCCGATGACGATGCGAGAGTTGCTGGAGCGGTACGGACTGCTCATGAATCTGTCGGATCGGTCGATGACGCTCTACGGCCACACAATCGACAAACTGGCTGAGTTCCTCGGCCGCGAGCCGCTGATCACGGATCTGGAGGACGTGCAGGTCTCAAAGTTCCTGCGGTGGCGGGCCACGAATCCCTGCCGGGGGCGAGTCGTCAGCCCGCATACCGTCGCCAAAGACCGCTCACAACTGCTGGCGATCTGGACATGGGCGTGCAAGAAGAAGTTGCACTCCGGCGAATGGCCGGGGCTTCCACGCCAGAAGCGGGTGAAGCGGACGCCGACCGCCTACACGCTGGACGAGATGAGCCGCCTGGTCCGAGCCGCCAAAGCCCGCCGAGGGGCAATGTCTGGCGTGCCGGCCGCCTGGTGGTGGAGCACGCTCCTCCAGTCCGCATGGCAGACCGGCGAACGGATTGGAGCCCTGTTGGATCTGCGGTGGCGTGAGGTGGACACGTCGCAGGGGCGGCTCGTATTCCTCGCCGAGACCCGCAAGGGGAAGGAGCGTGACCTTGTTGCCCCGATTACCGCTGCCCTGGCCGCTGAACTGGAAAGCCGCCGAGGCCCGCTTGACGCCCTAGTGTGGCCCAGGACGGGGCATCCGCTGTCGCACTACGCCAGCATGCGGCTGCTCTGCCAGACGGCAGGCGTGCCCTCCAGGGCGTTCCATGCGATCCGCAAGAGTTCGGCCTCCTACGTCGCCGCTGCCGGCGGAGATGCCACGGCCCACCTCGGCCACGCCGATCCGGCGATGACGAGGGGACACTACCTCGATCCGCGGATCACGGAGACAAACCGGGGGCTCAACTTTCTGCCGCCGCTGGACCTCGAAGGCCCGCCGAAGGACGGGGGTAGACCGGCAGCGTGACCGAGCAAGCGGGGAGGCAACGCCGTGGAGGAGGACACGTCGTCGCACTCAACCCGCCGCCCGGTCAAGCAGTCTCTCGCTCCGCTCTCGGATGCACGCCCGCCAAGCCCGCGACTTGCTCGAGCCAACGCCAGAATCCGACCGCAGAGAGCAGCGGGTTGCACCAGTCGCTCATAACGCAGAAGTCTGTGCTGAACGGCGATTGATGGTGGACCGCATGCCCGTCTGGCGACGACAACAGGCCGATCAGTTGCAGCCCCCGTATCGGGCGTGAGCATCGCTGGTGTGCCCACCCGTGAACCTCGTTGGCCTGGCTGGAGAACGCCGCCACAAGGGCGAGCCAGTGCTGCCCCGCCGCCAGGGCGACGATCGCAATGACGGCCGCGGGCAGGATCGTAGTCCAGTTGCGTTGCCAGTAGCCGCCGGCCAGAAACGCCCGGGGCTCGGAGTGGTGCCGGATGTTCGGTGCGACGACGTGCCGCCCCAGCACCGGCCACGCGGGATCGCCGTATCGGTCCTCCCACCAGTGGACGAGGCCCGTGGCAACGTCGGCGGCGAGCCACGCCGAGACGACGTACAGAGCGATCATGCGTCCTGCCTCCGCGCCCGTTCTACCGCCAACTCCTCAGCCAGCCTTTCGCGGTCCTTGAGCAGCCGCATGACATGGGCCGCGAGCGTGCCGCTGGTCCCGGTGTACGCACCGCTGAACCGGCGGGCGTCCTGCTCGCACTGGGCGAGGTAGGCGTTTGAGAGCGGCTCAGGCACGTCGGCACTCCTGATGGCAGGCCGCGTAGCCAGCGATATCGATTGCCGCGTCGTCGGTCGCTTGGCCCGTGCCCAGCTGGCGGGCGATCTTGTCCAGGACCATCACCAGAGCCCAGTCCGACGCGGCGAACGTCGTGCCGAACGCCGCGTTCACCAGCGACGCCGTCCTGGCGAAATGCTCCGTAGGTGGCCCGTACTTGCCGTGCCGGTCGCGGATCGTGGCAATGGCGTCCCGCAGCGTCTGCTCTGCCGGCGTGACGGGGCGGAATCCCGGTTCCCACTCGGCGTAGGTCTCGCTCAGGACCGAGTCGCCACGCTGCCGACCGAGCAGGTACTCGACGTATGGCACGTCCGACTCGTCGTGTTGCGTTTCCTCGGTACTTGCGGCGATGTGCCGAGGTTCTGTCGCCCGCGGCGACACCTTGTGATCATCGGCTGGCGTGGCGTCGAGCCGCTCGCGGACGGCTGCCCGCAGTGCGGCGTTGGATTCGTCGAGTGTCGTGGTCATGCTTGGTCCCTCAGGGTGAGTCCGCAGCCTATGCCCGTGGTCAAGCCGACCGCACGGTGCCGTCACCCATCACCCGGTAGTTGTGAACGTCGAACTGCCCGCCCTTGTGAACGGTCGCCACGGCGAACCCGTGGTTCCAGCGATTGATGACAGAAAATTCAGGCCGCAGGTCGCACAGGCACCCGGTAGACCAGCACGCCGTCTCCTTGTGCCACATGTCGCTCTCGGCGTGGTTGCTCGTGCGGTGGGAATGTCCCACCAGGCACGTCGAGAGCGTCCGCATCCACGCACCGCGGGCGACGTTGACCGGAGCCGCCATCCCCTTCGGCAGTTCGTGCCCGTGCAGCACGGGGAGCTTCCCCAGCATCACCGGCCGCTGGTCCTCGACGAGTTCGATGTCGAGTTTGGCTAGGTCGAGCCACGCCGTCAGGCTCATGCGTCGGTCGTCGCTGATCTCGGATGCGTGCTGCCAGAGCCAGTGCTGCCACCGCTCCTCATGGTTGCCGGCCTTGTAGACGATCGGGATGCCGGGAAACTCCTGCCGCAGCCAGCCGAGGAACCCGCGGACGGCTTCCAACTCGCCCTTGAAGTCACGCTTCGCCGGGTCTTTCATGTAGCGGCTGATCGCGTAGAAGTCCGCTATGTCGCCGTTCAAAAGTAGCCCAGACAAGCCCTGCTCTTTGAGGTGACCGACGGCGGCAGCGACCGCGACCTCAGAGTGATACGGCACATGCACGTCGGACAGGATGCCGATTGGGCCGGTGACCTTCATCACATGCGGCGTCCACGGCTCGGCCATCGACTTCGGCATGGCGAGGATCTCGCCGGCCGCTCGAGTTGGACGCGGTGCCGTGGGCTTCTGCGTCTTGCGGTTCTTCTTGCCGTGCGTGCCGAACTGGCGCTGCATCCGCATGCGTGCCTGTTGCAGCGTAATCGCCCCGTTACTTTCCTTTACGAGTCGCCTTGCGAGCGTTTGCGCGGGGGCTTCGGGATGGAGTTTTGCGAGCCGCTCGGCTTTTCTTGTTATCGCGTCCCCGCTCATCTGCACCCTCCTTGCGATGTAACACTATGTTGCCGTCGTCATCCGGCATCGGGTTGGCACCCTCTGTCTCGTCCTCGTAGTCAACGTCGTCGAGGCCGGTCCACCCTCGCTGATCCTTACCCTTGGCCACGATGCAACCTCCTCGCGTTGCTGATCGCCCTCTTGACCAGCACCGTACCCGCCGCGTCAATGAACGGCAGCCGCCTACTGGTGGCCTCCTCGCGGAGCCAGCCGACGATCGTGGGCACGTTGTCCGCGCACCACTCGCAGCCGCGGATGTCCATCTCGGTTGCTCGTGCGAGGCATTTACAGCCGGCCTTCGGGGTGATGCCGATTCGGGATAGGAGCTTTTTCAGTTCCGTGCCCGGCCCTTCATTTGGTGGGGGCGGGGCATGTTCGACCACTCGCAGCTGGAGCAGGCCGCTGCCGGGGTTTTCGCCCAGCAGTTTGGCGATCGCCGCCGCGAGCGTGGCCGGGTCCACTCGCCCCGAGTACGGGAGGACCATGCTGCGTGTAGTCACGAGCAGCACTCCGGCGGATCACACGCCCTCGTGCAGACAGACTCCAGGCAGTCTCGCGTGCCGTCGATCGCGTGCCGCACCAATTTCCATTGGTCCCCGATGCACCGGCTGCTAGCCGTACCGCCCAGACAGTTGCTCACGGTCAGGTCGTCTAAGCAGTCCTGTTCGCTCGCGTACCCGTAGCCGTCGATGACCACCGGGTCCGACTCCGCGTTCAGCGGCGACGAGACTACGGAGACGAGCGTGCCGCACGGGCAGACGGCGAGCACAACCTCAAACGTCGTAACGGCAGGCGAAGCCGGCGAGTTCGGCGAACACTGGTTTGTCTTCGTGACCGTGATGGTCACGAGTTTGCAATTCTGCGGCGGGCATAGTCCCAGCGCGTCGGTAGACGAGTTGCAAAAGTCGGTAAACGAGTCTTCTACCGTGACGGTCTTGTCGTAGAAGACCTTGTAATCCGCGGCTGGATCGCAGTCTGTCTCCAGCACGGCCGGGTCCGCGCACGACGCACAGTCGTCGGCCTCTACCCACCCCTCAGCCGGCAGGTCGTCCTGCGTGCCACGCTCCAACAGGGCGTCTACGATCCAGTCGCCAGTGCCGGGGGTGGCGAGGACGAGCGTGCGGATATCGGGAATCGCCCCCGACGAGCCGGAAAACTCCTGCACATACCAATAGCGAGTGGCGCCAGACTCACACCAGACCGATGCCGGCGGCGAGCCGTCAGGGCAGCGATCCTCGAGCACCGCCGCGGTCGCAACAGCACCGTCGATATACGGCACGCTCCAGCCGACGTACGAGCCAAAGTAAAGCGTGATGTCGTTCCCACACACGTTCTCTGCCCAGTCCTCTTGGAACATGTCGCGGATTTCTTGGTCGGTCAGCTCTGGGAAGTCCGGCCTATACTCTGCCACCTTGGCAACGAAACACGCCTCTTGTGACTCGTAGGGCCGAGTGATACAGCCCGGCAGCAGGTCAAGCAGGTCCGTGTACAGGCTCTGGTAGTACGACGATGTGCCGGGGATCTCATGCAGCTCAAAGGTCCAGTCCCACGGAGCGCACGAACAGCAAGCGTCGCACGTCGGGCAGGTGCATGGCGTGCCGCAGCAGGCGCTACAGGGCATGAGCATTAGTCACACTCCGCGGCGATGGCGTACCACCCAAACCCGTTGTTGCTCATGGCGACGTAGGCCGAACTGGGAATGGTGGCGAAGATGTTGTGCGCGACCATCGTCCCGGCCGTCGCCGTGGGCCTCGAAGTGGCCGTGGATGGCGGACCGACGTAAAGCGTGATGACCGCCGACGATGCCTTCGACCACTCCGCTGTACCAACCTTGCCAATCATGATGCGGACGCCTGCCGCCCCACGATCGTTAGACGGGCCAGACAGCGGCTCTTTGCCGACGTGCTTCTCGGTGAGCCTCACGCTCTTGCCGATACGCTTGGCGTCCTCTTCGGAAAACCCGTAGGTCGCCATGCCTCACTCCGACAGGACGAGGTATTGCAGCCGGGCCGCCGAGGTGTACTGCGTGCTCGTCACCGCCCGCACGCCGATGGTAATGGTTGGCACAAGCGGCAGGACGGCGGCCATTCCACGCTGGAGCCTCACCACCTCTTGATTGTTCGTGCCGTCGTACGAACCAACGAAGATGGCGTGCGTGCCGCTCGTCAGAGTCGAGAGGTTGCGGAACGCCGCGTAGCCGGCCGCAGTCACGTTACCCAGAGACAGCGTCTGCACGGCAGTGCCGACCGTCACGACTGCACCCGCGCCGGCCTGAGTCGTCTGGTCAACGCTCACGCCTGACGAAGCAAACCGCTCGCTGTAGTTGCCGTTCGACACGCTCAGCGTGAGCGATGCCTTGATCTCGTCTGACATTAGATGCCTCCAAACGCGAAGATGTCTACCATGTCCACTTCTTTGTACGGGTAGGCGTAGAGCTTCTTGAGGTTGGCGTTCGCCACGCCAGGACCATAAGCCGTGGCATCGGCGATGGGCACGGCCACGCCATTGCTCAGCGGCACTGGCTTACTGACGGGGTTTCCGGCCACGTCAAGGATCGCGCGGCGTTCGCCGTTGATCTTTTCGTTGAACCCCGCGTCGTAGTAGGTGACGACGTGCTGCTTGGGGTCGTATAGCCATT